TTAAGCAGCTGCTTTATCCACATTCTGGTAGTACCACTCTAAAATATATACGCCATCGCCCCACGTTAATTTTCCATCGGCAGCTACTTGAGCTACTAATATGGAGATATTGTGTAGAAAGGCGCTTTTAATATCTCCGTCTAATCCCTGTAACATCGTTATAGCACAAGCTGTAATTTGAGCAGGATCAGTAAGGCTGCCACAACTGTCTGCGAGCTTTAATTCGGTTAATATCGCCGGTAGTTTTGCACGAAGTAAGTTTTTAATATCATCATCAATACTGCCGGGTATAATGTCGGTTAGTATATCTGCTTCGGGACTGTCAACAAAAGTTTTAATGGCTTCGGTTACTATTACACCGATGTGCACGGCAATTTTTAATTCTGATGGAAAGCCATCGAACAGATTTTTTATCCCTGCCCATATTTTTGTAAGAAATGTTGTTAAACTCATGATTTTGGTGTTAATTGTTTGTTGTATTTTATTTCCTGAACTTGTTGCTGTAGAATATTTACCTGACTTTCTAAAACCTTCAAGCGTATTTCGTTAACCCTGTCTGTGGTTTCTTGCCGGTCGCGTAGCTGGGACATATCATTTTTTAAATTGAAATATGTTGTCATTACCGATGCAACTATGCTGGCGGTGCTCACTATGGTTACAATAATATTCTTAATTGTAATGCCCTTTAGTTCGTGTTGTTCAATGGCTGTCATGATGATTTAGGTATAGTTTATCAATCTTTTTGCCCATACTTTCCCCCATTCAGTGTAACCAACATCGGTGCGATAGCTTGCTTCACGTTCGAGGTTTATTTCAGCATTCAGCATTGCGGCGGGAAGAGCATTAAATGCAAGCAATGTGGCAGGGCCTATGTGATTGTCAATTATTAGAGGTTTTATTATTGATTTTTGAGAAGCGATAACATAATTGCATGCTATCTGCATAAATCGCCGTGCCCGACCCTCACCCTGGTTAACTGAGCAGTCAAACAGATTATTTGCCAGCTGTTGATCTGTTATGCTATCCAGATTAATGGTATCCCAATAATTCACTTTATAGAATTTTTCTATATTGTGTTGTAAGGCAATGTTTTGAGATAGCAGTACGTCCATTTTTTCGATACTTAAATTGGGGTTATTTTTTTTAATGCCGTCGATAATTGGCCAGCCATCCCACCTTGGATTGGCTCCTCGGTCAATGCCCCTATAAGTTTCTTTTTCGCCTATGCCAGGGTTGTAACCACCCTCGTTGCCCATGATGGTTATTTTATATGCTTTAGTAAAATCGGCCATCATTAATTATTTACAGGGGTTTTGATGGATGGTGCCGTAAAGAAATTTTTACTGATATAAGCTATTCCAGCGCCTAAGGCCACAGTGCCAATCAGTTTCCAGTTAAAACTTAACGAGCCAGCCTGTAAACTGGTTTGAATGGTTGCAATTACTGCACTTCCTACGGCTACTATTAGTCCTTTTGCAAGATCTTTTAAATCGATGCTGTATAAGTTTGATGTTTTCATGTTATTTTAAGAGTTGATTAATATTATTGTTAATTATTAGAAAGTATTGTTATGCTTTTGCATGGGGATACGCAAATAATCAAGTTGATAGCCTTATATGTTTAAATAGCTAGGCAATATTAAAACTAAGCTGTTTGTTGAGATTACAGGTGCCCCCGAAATATTCAAGCATTAGCATTTAAGGGGTTTAGATGGTACGGGGTATGTCAATAATTATAGGGATTATTGGACATACCTTTTGGAACAACAAATTCGAATACCTTTCGATTGGCTCTGTTGACGTTGACCTTTTCTTTGTGATTAAAGGATTTCTAATAGCAACTTTGTTGCTCAAAGAGAAAGTGAATAGCGGGGCTATCTCTCTTAAAGGGTTTATATTAGAAGAGTGCTAAGGATTATACCGGTAGCTTATCTTTATTTGATAATGTATCTAAATTTTATAGATTGATCATGGTTATTATTACCACTCAGATACCTTACCCCAACTTAATATTTGAACCGTCTTGAAGTGGAGAGAAGTTATAGGTTCTCGAACTTTCAAGGGTAAGCCAAGTAAAAAGATTTTCATTTGTTAAGAGATTATTGTCTACGCCATTATTATAGTTTGCTTGTATCTCAATATCATGTAATATTTTATTATAAATTCTAAACTCGTCGAATGTTTGTTATCATACAGTCTAATTTTTCAAGGAAATGTTACAATTAGTTGACTTACATATTCAGGATTAATGGACTCAATATTTTTACCTTCAAAATCGGTTATTTTTCCTCCAAGCTGTTTTATTTTTTCAAATACATAAACTGGATTACCTACATTGTTAAATCCTAAAGGGTGCATTTCAATAATAAATTTTTTGTTAGATAGGTTTTCTACATCAGCTATATCAGTAATAACAGCGGCTTCAAACCCTTCTATATCAATCTTAACAAATGACTTATAATCACTATATCGATTTAATACTTTAGATAATTTAATAGATTGTATTTCTTTACCGAATTCTGATACATGCCCTGTAACTGAACCTGTTTCATCAAATTTTACATAGCCATCGGTAATGCCTATAGCAGCATTAATTACCTCACAACGTTGTTTAAACATATTGTATGTCAACGATTTTTTGAGCAACTTAATTGCTGCCACATTTGGATCAACTGCAACTGCTTTGATTTCATTATTTGCAAGAAGCACGCCTATTGTCATTACTCCTATGTTGCTGCCTATGTCAATAAAGTAATCAAATCCTTTTGATGTTTTGTAAATAAAATCTTGCAATTCAGCATCGAAATTATTATAGTTTCTTTCTCCGGTCCACGCCCAAGAATGTTCAACAGCATTTAAAAAAATATATCCACCATGAAACTTTTGCCTGATGTTTATTTTTCTACCTATTTTCTTTGCTATTAACCTTAAAGTCTTTGACCGATGAAAGAGCTTTACAATTTTCATATTTTGTTAAAATTATATTATCAACAAGTATAAATAATTTAATTAGAAAGGTTTTAAGTTATAGCCAATTTGCGTTGGGTCTGTTATCATATTTATAGGCAATCCATGCCGATTATTACCACTCATGTCCCTTATGCCAATTTGCATGTTTGAACCGTCTTGATTTTTTGAAAAGTCTAACAACTCAAACTTTTCAAACGTATACCATACCATTGAATACTCGGTTATAGCGGGATTATTACCTATACCATTATTCCAATCTTGTGTAATCTGGGACTCTGATATAGCACTTTTATATATTCTGAACTCATCAGTTAATGCTGTAGCATACACACCCTGACTGGTCAATGCAAATAGATTGAAAAGTTCAAAAATTCCGTTATATGACGTAACCAATAACTCACAATTTCCACGTACTGCACCTTGTATATTGCCATTAAGATATCCAGCAGATACTTGGTTTATAAAATCAAATGTGAAAACCAAATGGTTTCTTTGATTTAATGGTATGCCACCTATATTTAATTGGCCGAAATTAATTCCAGCTGTCTGACCCAAAATAAAAAAAACGTTACCATACACCTGCGATCTTATCTCAGCTCCATTACCTTCACCGCTTCCTGTCGGGTAATTATCATTGAACTGCAACCAACCTTCATTACTAGCAAATCCATCACCAGGGTTAACCCATAATTCAAATGTCAATTGTTCCGGTATTGAAACACCTACAAGCCCTGGTATTGTGATATATTGAGCGCTACCATTAGGCTTTATTCCGTTTCCAAATCCAAATGCATTGGGCAAAGCTCTGCCAAACCCAACTCCTTTCGGTCCTCTTATTTTGGGGTTTAATCCGTTTCTGCTTGCCATAATTATGCTGCGTATGAACCTCCTGAGGTTGTTACTGTAATTGTTTCTCCTGATGCTAATGCACCTAATAATCTCATTTCTATGTTCATGTTTAAATTTAGATCAATGAATGGATTGCCATCATTGTCTATTTGTATCCAGGGTAAATTGCCACGATTTAAGCCGGATACTATTTGTACTGAGCCATTTGTTCCCGAACCGGCGGGTACTGTAATTGTGCCTAACGGTGCTACTGTTGTGCCGTTATTTATTTGTAATGTCAAATACTGCTGGGTGGCAGATGTTGAGGATATGGCTAAAAAGTTGATCCTGCTGGCTGGATCATCAGGGGCATAAATTTGTTTTGCTGTGGTGCCGTCGGTACTGGTAAAGGATACCGGCCTTACGCCAACGCCTTTTGTAAAGGCTACTATTTCGTTATAATCTGCCATTTGGTTATGAGTAATTAGATTTTTTAAAGATTTTTAGGATAACATTATCCTGATTTAGTGATGAAAGGCCCTCGGAAACTTCATTAATTGCTTCTACCAGATTATTCTTGTCATCTGTTACCAGTGTAGTTTTGTCACCAATAATGCTGTTGAATGTGGCCGATGTAACATAATCTGCGCTCGGGGCATTTCCGGTTGTACTACCGGTGGGGCTGACTAGTGCAAAACCTACCTCGACACAACTTGAGGGTAAGGAGGGTTTTACAGGGTTAGCTGATGGTGATCCCTCTAAAACCTGAATTGCATTGCTTGTATTTGCGTAGATCAGATCTATACGATTATTTACAGGATCGGCGGTTGCCAGTGTGATGTTTGTTGCTATTGTTGTTTGATATACTACACTACTAATACGCCATGAGCCAGCAGCCACACTTAAAATAGAACTTGCTACAGTTAGTGCCAGACCGGTTAATATCCCGTCTGCTGCGGGTGCGCCTGTGGCTGGTGGGTTGATCCATTCAGTATTATAATCGTTTGCATCAATTTTAGACAATACCTGGCCTGCTGCACCATCAGCTATTACACCTGGACCGGTTGGGCCTGTCGCTCCCGCTGCGCCATTTGCTCCGGTCGCTCCGGTAGGACCCTGCAATCCGGTTGCGCCTGTCGCACCCACTACACCATTTGCTCCCGCTGCTCCGGTGGCACCTTGTGGTCCAGTTGCGCCTGTTGGGCCTTGTGACCCGGCTGGACCTGTGTCGCCGATTAATGAAACTCCTGTTCCCCAGGCGCCAGATGCTTTAGGGCCGAATAATGCATAAGTTGAAAGGTTTATGTAATAATCGCCATTATTGCCAATAGTGTTGGATGGATCGGTAGTACCGCTTAATAGTGTATTGCCGTTGGTGCCATCTGTTCCGTTAATACCTGCCGTTCCCTGTGGTCCTTGCGGGCCTGTCGCCATTGAGAAAACTTGCGACCAGATACCTGATGTTCGTAAATAGAATATACCGGTTGTAGTATTGATATAACTATCGTTATCGGCACCAATTGTACTACCGGGGATACCCTCACCATAAAGTAAAGCACTCCCGGTGTTTGTTGATGCTGCCGGGCTGTAACTTTGTGCCCAGGTACCGTTTGTTTTCTGATAAAATGCAGTTGTATCGGTCTTGAAAAATACATCGCCATTTTTACCAGAGTTGTTTTGAGGAATAACGGCCCCGAAAGTGATAACAGCGCCAGTACTGATGTTTGATGATATGAATTGCAATAATAAGGCGAAGTCAAACTGATAATCGACATTGTTGCTGACTAATACAGATACATCTGTTATACCTATGGCGGAGGCTACGGGAAGTTCGGTTATTGTTTTATCTGCCATTAGTTTAAGAATTGGGTTATGGGTAAAAAGCCATCATTTTGACTAAAGCTGCCGCCAGGATAATTAAAATCATTTTTATCAATGCCACGGATGCGCGGGCCTGCTTGTCTTGCGCTCCGGTTTTTGCCATTGTAGTTCCAAAGCGGAAAATCGGCGCGGTTATCCCATAAAAACTTTTCAACCTCGTTGGCATGCGCGTTGGCTACGCTGCGGTGCTGTTGTACGAGTTTGGTTATTTCCTGCGGCGATAACGTATCGCCATTATCATGATGTTTGATGATAGGGCCGGTTGCGGTATAATGTATCGCGTCAGCTTCAATAAAGCGGGCGAAGGTGAAGTATACCAACATAGGTAATAAGCCTTCATATAGTACAACATGGCCATAGCGGTCGAGATATTCGGAGCCGTTCAGCAGGTCTTTGTATTGTTGCGGTGTATTGTCCTGCAGGGTGCCATCTACGTTAAAATATTGAATAAAATCGTAGTACAGGGAATGGCCTAAAAAGGGTTTCAGGTCGAGTTCCTGGGCTTTTTTAACGAATACTCTTATACGTTCGGGTTTAATGTTTACAGAAAGATCCTCGTAATTCTGAAATGTGATCTGGTCGATCAGGTATATTTGGTTCATTTTTTAGTGAGTGATGGAGTGGATTAGTGATTGAGTGAATAGTTAGGAAGAATAGTGATTAGTATTACAACCAATCAACCTATTCAACATACTCACTACTCACCTAAAGAGACCATTGCTTCAGCTTCGGCTTGTTTGAAACCGTAGGCATAAATCAGCACGGCAATTTTGTTCTCGGCAGGGATGTCGGATAGAATTAACTGGTTAATGCTTGCACCTGCGGTTATTCCCGCGTTGTCATCAGCCACGTTTGTTGAAACCGGAATAATATTCCAATTGCCAGATGGGTTGATATTGGTAAAGAATAGGCCGAATATATCGGCAAAGGTTTCTGATAGTTCGAGCCTGTCAGCTTCGGTACTGTCATTAAATTCTTTGATCGCTTCTTTTTTTTCGCTGCCGTTACTCAGGCCTGATGCTTTTTCGGAATTGATGAGCTCTTTTGGTATTGAAAAACCTTTGATGATACGTGCTTCAACTGATTTCTCTGTGCTTTCAAAAAGTTTGTCGTTATTCTGAATAGAATAAGGCTGAAATTCTGGTTTTGAATTTTCATCTTCGTACTCAATCACGATGATCTTCTGGGAGCTTTTTGTTCCCTGAAATGCACCCAAATCTTGTTCCAATTGTGACGGGGTATTATAATAGTGCTGTTCATCGCTGTCAGGCCGGGTATTGTCGGCTTCCTCTCTTCTGCTTTGCATAAACAGCATTGTCGATGGGAGAAATCCTGTCGAAACCTCTCGGTTATTGAAAATTTTAATACCTGCTTCGGTTTCAAAATCTTCCCAAACGCTGTCTGCTTCAATTAGTGGATAGTCGTTTATCTCGGGGTTGCAGTAAAGCAATTGGCCCTTGTAATTTTCCCAGCCCCCGGCATCCATTACCTGCTGTTTTATTGCTTCAGGATTTGGATCATAAGCATCAAGAAAAGTGATCTTGTTGCGCATGATGTTTTTCCAGGTTTTGCGTCCCCAGTCGGAATAGATAGCGAACTTACCGGTGGTATTCGGGCAATCTGTATCACCCATACGGATATCCTCGAACTTGATATAATTTACAGATGCTATCTTAAAATTTGCATTGTAATTTACATGAATGCCGAAACCGGTGAAGAGTGCTTTATCGGTAGCAATGGCTTTTAGTAATTTGGCAAGTGTTAAACCGTTTGAGTTGATGATCTGCTTACCTAAATCCGATTGTTCGAAACCATTACCGGCAATGAACTTGGCGCGTTTATTCCAGCAGTCTTTTGCCGTTGGCGAACTTGCCACTAGTTCCAGCATACGTTGTGGATAGGCGTTATCCATATCGTAATTAAGTATGCCGAAAGTTTGGTTTGGCCTTACTAATATGCGGCGTTCAATTTGTGGTAGATAGGTCTTCATTGTTCCTCCCGCCCCCCTGAAGGGGGAGTTAGCAATTCAGCCGGATAATCGGTTTGAATTTGGTTGTCATTTGATTCTGTTTTTTCTTGTAGCATATCTAAGTTTTTAGTATGTGTAATTGAATGTGATGATTCGAATAACATGACTATATGCGGGTATTTTTCCAGGTACCACTCTGCTTCGGTATCGCTTAGATTATCATTGTGGTGTATGGCTGCTGAACCGGGTGCGAATTGGTGTTTGCCGGGTTTTAGTATATATTTCTTTTTTATGTTGGTCATTGTGTCATTAGTCATTAGGTCATTTGTTTAGGTTTTTTAGGCAGGTCATTAGCCATATCGATGACTAATGACCAATGACTTCTGACTAAGAAGTTGCTACCAATGCTACCAATGCTTCCAATGCCGCTATTGTGCTGGCGAATGTTGCGGTACCGCTTGTTGGTGCAATAGATACTGCGCGCGGTGGGTATGGCTCCCTTAATTTATCAGGGTTGGTTAGTTTTAATTTGTAACCACCATCCATAGTTTCGTCGGCTGCAGTGCGTTCGGCATCGGTTAATATTAAGCCGTTTACCGCGCCGAATAGTTCGATTGCTGTATCGCTGGAGTTGTAGTTGTTTACCGAGATAGCGCATACACGACCGTAGCCCATTGCTTGTAGTTGAGTTTTAATGTCGACAGAAAAACCAGCCACATTAAAATCTATTTCCTCAGTATAACGTGGGCCGACAGCTGTTTTTGCCAGTTTTGAGGTGGTATTAAAACTGTTGTTAGTGCCTTCGAATTTGTAAACCTTAGCCGCGTTTACAGCAGTAAGTCCGGTAACGATCAAAGGGTTGGTTGTATCAAAAGTAAGGGTGAAATCATCCTGGTTAAAGACGTAGATCAGATCCTCTATCCCAGCGGTTACGGGTTCATCGGTTCCTAAAGCGAAACCTGCGTTTATTTTATTGTAGATTGACATTTTTGTTTTAGTATTTAGTAGCTAGTATCAAGTAGCTAGTATTTTTGATTTTTTTGGAGAGATTAGCATCAAGTAAAAAGAAAAGAATCTTGCTACTTGATACTATGTACTTGCTACTTCACTTATGCTGACAGGTAGAATATTTCGTTAGCGAATTTGAAGTTTACGGCAGCTTTCATGCGGGCCTTCATGCGGACAACGTTATCGTTAGTGTAGGGCTTCATGTAGACTGTTGACAGTTCGGATTCATCGCCTAACAGATCGACACCTAAGAATAGGTTTGATGCGCGGGCGCCTAAAATGGTGTTTGCCTGCCAGTGATTCATTAATTGCAGGGGCATGCCTAAGTAATCCATTTGTTTGCTATCGGTAAATGCGTTTAATACGTTAACCGCTTTATTTGCTTGCGCTTGGGCATAAGCGTAGCCTACGTGTAAAGGGATTTGCAGGTTGAAATCATCCTGACTACGATCGGCAGGGTCAAGCTGGGAATAAACGCTTGATAAAACTGATAATACGTTGCTTGCGTTGATATAGCTTACTGTAGCATCTGTTGACGTACCGGTGAAAGTTGCTGCTTTACGGGTATTGATCTCGTTGTAATTACGTACCAGCTTAAAGCTTGTTGCGCTTGCAATCTGGATGAAATATGACTGCCCTTGTAAGCTGATGCCCGGCGTGCCGTTAGTAGTGTCTTTGCTGGTACCTGTAACATTGGTAATGGTTACTACATCACCATCAGATAGGGTAGAGGTATCGGATACGGTTACTAGGCCTGTCGCATCAATCGCGCTGGCTTCTATTGAGGTTGCCGGTTTGCCTAAGCCTACTTTGTAAACGCCTGAAGCTGCTGAAATAGATGGTAATAAACCAGTGAAACCTGCGGTAAATGCCGCCTCTTTGGTTGCTGATTTGCCCAGCCAGTACAAACGCTCATTAGCTATTTGTATTTTGGTTAGATAGCGCTGAACCATAAAGTCGGACAGGTCGACTACGCCTTCGTAATCCATAAAGGCGCCGGGTTGCAGGCTTTGGGCTTCCCATGATTGTACGAGTTTGTCCCATTGTTCCTGTTTCATAAATTCGTAAACTACCGGGTCCAGATAGCTTTCGTTTTGGAGGGCGGTTGTGCCCTGATCGGCAAATATGCCTGATGGGTCCTGGAGCACTACGTCGTCATCCACATCAAGTATTACCTTGCGTGATTTTACGTCGTTAATAACTGTTAGTAAGCCGCGTTTTACCGAGTCGGCTTCCAGCAGCGTGCTGGCCATGAACCCGGCCAGCGCTTCGCCGGCATAGGTGTTGTTTGTAAATGTAAATTGAGCCATTTATTTTGAATTGGTTTTTTTGAGAGTATCAAGTAGTTAGTATCAAGTAGCTAGTACTTGGTTGGGTTGATAAGGCTTGATTTAGAATCTTGATACCAGATACTTGCTACTAGTATCTATTTAGAAATTGCTTTTTTAACTGCGTTTTTTGCCAGGGTGCTGGTAGGGGCGAAGAAGGGTGTTTGTTCGGTTTTGGCTTTGTTGCTGCGTTTGGAACCTTCGGGGGTGAAGTTGGATTGGATCTCGTTCTTTACTTCTTCGCGGGTTTTGCTAAGGCGATCGTTAGCTACTTTTAGGGCTGCCTGTGCTTCGCTTAATAGAGCGTTTTGGGCATGCAGTTTTGCTTTGATGGATTGAATTTTGTTTTGTACATCACCAGGCTTCGCTTTTTTGAATTTGTCTGACGGCGCATCATCGTCATCATCCTGAAAAGTATCGGGATCTGGATCAGCATCTGGGTCAGACAGGGGTGGGGTAACCTGTTGCACCGTGCCGCCTTTAACCGCGATTTTGCTGCCGCTTGCAGTGGTGTAGGTGTCGGCCGGGGCCGGGGTGGTCATGTCGGCATCCTGGTAAACTTCGGTGCCTTCGTCCATTTGGCCAGCGTGATGCAGGGTGCCTTTGTCGGTAATGGTTTGTTTGTTCACTACTTTTTTAAAGTAGTTCATAATCTTATCCAAAACCGATGAGGTTTTTTCGATAAGTTCTCTGTTCTCCATGTTCATGTTGTTTTTACTGTGTTTATTATTGTTGTTTAAGAGCTTGTTGATGCAGCGTTGGTAAACCGCTGGCGCGGCGCTGGTGTAGTTTTTAATCAGTGCGCTATTGGTGATTTCGGTGTTGTAATCTTCGATGACGTCTATAAAGCCAAGGTCGAGCGCTTGATCGGCGGATAACCAGGTGACGGAGTTGATTAGACTGTTGATAGTAACTCCGTCCAACCCGGTTTTATCCATGTAGATTTGCGCAAGGCGCGATTGCACTACATTTAGCATTTGCACATCTTTTAGCAGCTCATCGGCATTACCGCCGGAGCCTACCATGGGTTTGTGGATCATGAGGAGCGCATATTTGCTCATCACCACGCTATGGCCGCCCATGGCGACAATGGAAGCGGCAGAGGCAGCGAGCGCATCGATGTAGGTTGTTACGTTGCCGGTGTATTTTTTTAGCAAATCGTAAATGGCTATGGCATCAAAAGCGCTGCCACCAACAGAGCTTATGTGCACTTCTACATCCTGGCCGTTTGCTGCCTCTAATTGCCACTGAATATAGGATGATGACAGGCTGCCGGAGCCTATGCAATCAGTATCGGTATCGTATAGGTAAATTTTGTAGGGTGTGTTTTGGTTCATAGTTTTTAGTTGATGGTTTATAGTTCATGGTTGATAGTCCATGAATCATAAATGAAAGTATTTATCAGATTTGATTGCCTATCTTTTAGATGGCTTTAATATGCCGATTGGCATAATTCAAAGGTCGGTATTAGTTTTTTAATTAGTGCTGACACTGTTTTGTCAGTAGTGTTGGTTTTGGATTTCACCGATGGTGATTTGGTTTATTCAAAGATCGGGATAAGGTTTTAATAAAGTGCTGACACTGTTTTGTCAGCACTTTATTTGTGTTAGGGATAGGAACGGATACCAGCCTCGTGGCTAAGGCTAGTGCAGTATGAGTGGATAGCCCGGGCCGGAGGTAACGCCCAAATAGTTTGCTTTTGCGCGCTTCGTTGACTCACCCCGACTACGCTTCGCTAGTCGACCCTCTCTCCGCCTTTGGCGTAAAGAGGGTGAGCTGCAAATTAATTTATAGGCCTCAAAATCCTGCTCCAGCGAATTTTGTTGAATAAGCCTTTGTTAGGATCTGTGCTGAACCAGGTGATCATGGCTTTGCCGATGATGTGGTCTTCGGGTACATAGCCCCAGAAACGTGAATCCAGTGAATCATGACGGTTATCGCCCATCATCCAGTAGTAATTCATTCTGAAGGTGTAGGTGTCGGCTTTTTGGCCATTTAGCGTATAACCATTGCCTGATTTGCCTAAGCGGTTACCTTCATACTTCTCAATTGCTGTGCTGTATAAGGTAACTGTAGAATCATTTAGTTTGATGGTCATGCCTTTTTTAGGTAAGGTGAGTGGGCCAAAATTGTCAATGTTCCACTTGAATTTTGGATTACTCGGGAATACCTCAGCATCATACTGACCTGCGGGGGCAACTACCGGGGTTATGCTCTTTATGTTTGAATAGCTTTTTAAAGCAGCCAAATTATCAACCGGAATAATCATCTCGTAAGTATTGGCGGCTGACTGGTTGACTATGGTGATATTCAAGTCCTGGAATATTTGCGGATTCATGTCGGCGCCATCAGTAACTACAGTGTATGATGTTTGCGCTTTTGGCGCACTGGGAACTATTTTGCCATTTATATAAACCTGCGCATTAACAATGGTTAATACATCGCCGGGGACTGCAATACAACGTTTTATTAAGGTTGTTTGCTGATCTACCGGGGTGCCGGTTTCTGATGGTTTGTTAAATACTACAATATCGCCATTTTTTACTGTTGTAAAGCCCGGTAAACGGAAGTAGGGTAGTTGTACACCACTCCAGTAGGTTTTCGCACCGTACATTTCGGGCTCGGTAAATGGTATGGAAAACAAGGTAATCGGCATACGTGCACCGTAGCTGAACTTGCTTACGAAAAGATAGTCGCCGGTTAATTCAGTGCCTTCCATTGATCCTGAAGGGATTGCATACGCAGAAAACAATAAACCACGGATAATAGTAGCTGCTATAAAGGCAAAAATTAAGGCATCAACCCACTCGCGTGTTTTTGATTTTTTAACTGTTGGTGTAGTTTTTTTGTTTTTTGAGAAGAATTTCCAGTTCATGATAAACAAGTTTATCACTTTAGATTGAAACAGACAAATCTTGTTACAAAATAATCTCGTTAATTATCATCAAAGCTGTTTAATGCACGCCAAATGGTACGTTCATCTTTCTTAAATTTTACTTCGGCTTCCAGTACTGCCTGGCGTTTGCTGAGGTTACGGGTTTTAATCTGTGCTTGGATCCAAAGGTAGATTTCGCGATAAATGAAAACTTTGGTAGTGATAAAGCCGGCTTTGTACATGGCTGAGAATGTTCCTTCATCGAAGAGGAGGTTTGCAGTTGTTATATTCATTTTAAAGTGATTTCGTATAGGTCTATGGTATCGCTGACGCTAAGTCGTCACGTTTTTCGGTTGTTTGTTTTCAATGGCTCTCAAGAGGGCTCCGCCGTTCTTTTTCCGCAAAAGAAAGTAAACAAAGAAAACTCCTCGCTGTGCCTGCCTCTATTATTGTTGGTGCTTTTAGTTGGGTCTGTGTTTACCGAGCCAAACAATGCCGGTTTGGGGCGGTAAAAGCAGGCCTGTGCTTTTGAGGTATTAACTTAACTAGGTACTGATTTTTAGGAACTATATAGTATTTGATACTATGTACTAGCTACTTGATACTAAAACTAAAGGTTCACCCTGTTGATGGTTTGGGCGAGGATGTTTTGCTGTACCGTTATGAAACTCAAATATCCTGTCGGTTTTATTATAGTTTTTGACCAGGTTTTTTAACTGGTCGGAACTGTTATAAATATTCAAGGCATCGCGTAGGGCACCTGCTTTAAGATTGGGAATATCTTGGCCAACAACAGTTATCACCTGTTTATGATTTTCGCAGGCGAGGCAAAATAGAACCTGCTCGATAGCATAGGTTTTGCCGGAGCTGGTGCCGCCCTGGTTTACGACGGTTTGGGCTGTGGAATGATAGTTTTGTGTGAAGAGGATGGTTGAGGTCATTGGGTCATTGGGTCATTGGGTCATTGGGTCATTGGGTCATTGGGTCATTGGGTCATTGGGTCATTGGGTCATTGGGTCATTGGGTCATTGGGTCATTGGTATGATTTTGATGCTGAATGGCATTGTTTGGCGGTGGTTCTATTGTTTCTTGGATGATGACTTCTTTTTCGGAGCTGACCGGTTTTGGGCCGCTTTCGATGATTTTTATGCTGATGGTTTTTAATGTGGTATCATCGGTTGGCTTGCTTTCGTGCTTTTCGTTCCATCCCATGCTTTTCAGGGCGAAGATGGCTCCGCTGGTGGAGTGCTGGTGTAAACGGCTTTCGTAAAATGCTTCAACCCGCAGGCAGCCACGTTTTAGTATATCGGAGTATTTGCCCCTGCGCATGCAATCGTCAAAAACCTGCCGGCTACTGAAGCCGAGGAAGAGTGCGAGGCCGCTAATAGTAGCAAATTCAGGCTCGCGGTCCCAGGTTTTGGTGCGGGTTGGTTTGTCGCCTTCTTTTTTTGGTGGCGTTTTGGTCATGCGGTATTTTCCTTTGATGCAGATAAAATATTGGTCAATAAGGTTAGTGAGTTCATTGGCTGTGAACTTCGGATATTTAGGCTTCATGAAATTTATGATTAAAATGCCGGATGGCATAAAAGACAATCAAAGATAACTAAAATAATTAGCATTTGCAAGGGTTAGAAAGAAAATAACTGGAGAAAATATTGGTTTTGATTTTAATTAATTATTAGCCAGCTTTTTGGCTGATTTTTTGTAGCATTTTTTTTACGTGTTAAAAGTTGTTAAAAAACACTTAGCGTAATTTATACACAACTATTTTAACTATTTTTACGTATAATTATAAGCGCTATAGAAAATAAAGGTCCGGCATGAGAAATAAGAGGTTTACTCAATATTTCATTTTAATTTTTTTGCTGCTTTCGGGGGTGATCGCATCATGCCAAAAAGATCAGGAAGTTAAGGATGATGCTTCGGGCAAACCTGACACCACCTTTACCGCACCAGACAATTATCTTGCTACTAAAGGAACTCTAAAAATAACCTTACAAGACTCTACTTATAGCTTTGACGCTGCTATCGACTCCATAGCTTTTGTGAATGTGCATAATGGCAACAACCAGTACTTCGGTATCACTGCGATTAATAAAGCCCATAACATGAGCTTTGGCATAAGCAGCAGCGGATATGCCCTAAGTAACATTAATACTAATGTTGCAGGCAGTCAGTTTATTTTGAAGCCAGATAAAGGAGATGCCGATCAATACGCGCTAACCGATAGTGCCACTGTTCAGGATTACGGCAAGATAAACCTTAGCGCTTACAAGCAAGATAGCGTACTGGCAAAAGGCACATTTTATACTTACCTGGTTAAAGCGGGTTTAGGCAAACCTACTACCTATAAGGTTAAAGGTACATTCAGCTTACGGTTGAAATAACTTACCAAGGTGCCGGCGCGGGCTTGCAAGTGTGGACTCTTTTTTTATTTCCGCTCATCTTTACAGCCATCATTTTTCACTTAGTAACCCTTAAGTCAAAAAGCGTTTAGTACAGCCTTATTAGTGGCGCAGATAGCGTAAATACGGCCTTTTTTGTGTATCTTTGACTAAATTTTAAAACATTG